GAAGCCCGTCGCAAAGCAGTAGGTCTCGGCGACCTTTTGCAGCGCGGCCTCGGTGGCTTTGCGGCTCGGGTTGCCGCCGCCCAGGACGGCGCCGGCGTGGATGGCGAGCCAGTCGCCGGGGGCCAGGATGTTGCGGTTGGGTCGCCAGTCGCGGTTCTCAACGTCCTTGCCGAGCTGTGTGATGGCCCAGGCCCACTCGGGCCAGAGGGTCAGGGCGCGAAGGGGGCGGGTCATGGGGTGGGCTCCTGCACCTGTTGGCGGTTCTGGGGATGCTCGAAGCGGTCGATGGCCTGCTCGAAGAGGCTGCGGAGCTCGGCCCAGGTGGCGGGCTTGTGGGCGGCGATCAGGAGCTGCACGCACTTCTCGGCGGTCTTGGCGGCGTGGGCGTGGTGCAGGTAGCCCATGGCCTGCACATACTCGGCGGTTGCGGCGGCTACGATGGGGGGAGAGCTGGGGGGCCAGCCGTGCCACTCTTCGCGGTAGGCGTAGAGGCCGGCGTGCACGGCGGCCAAGACTGCCTCTGGGGTGCGCTCATCCGTCGGGAGGGCGGCGAGGTGCACCGCGATGAAGGTGGCGAGGTCGGGGCGGTCGCCGCCGACGTGCTCCACGGCGATCCCGCAGCCTGAGAGGCGGCTGCGGTCCATCAAGAAGAACGGGCCGTTTGCCCAGGGGATGCCCTTGGAGTGGGTGAAGTACCGCCCGATCGCCAAGTATTGGGCGTTGGTGAGGGGGCGACCTCCACGCAAGGCGAGGGAGAGCTGGGTGGGCTGTACCCCGGCAGCCCTGGCGACCTGCGCCTTGAGCCCGGGCAGCCCTGTGGTGTCGGATGAGACCGCAACGTCAAGAGCTGTGCGGCCTGCTGTGTCGGTCGGTTTGGTCGGTGGCCACTGCGTTTGCGGTGGAATGGGGGCCTCCTTGTGCGGTCTTGACCGTGGAATCGGTCGGGCCGATAGGGTGAGAAGGTATAGCAGGATTCGAACATAGATACAAGTTTTCATCCTATCCCATGCGAGAGAAATTATAAGAGTAGTAAGGCGAGTCGACACAACAGTTGAGGGGGTACGCCGAGAGTTGGCCATGGCTGCCCCGCTTCGTTTAGGAGTCTGGCATTCATGGGCGGATAGGTGTTGGGGTGTGGCGCGGATAGGCGGGGATGGTAAAGGTCCGACTGTAAAAAAACGCCCAGCGTTGCGCGTGGCAAGCTGGGCGTTTGTGCGGGGCTTGGTGGGGTGGCTATTCGATGCACCACACCTGCGCGCTGTAGGGGTCTGGAGGGGTGACGGTGAGGAGACCTGTCGTGCTCACTGAGTAGTCGAGCGAGGGGCTGCACTGGCCGGCGTTGCAGAGCAGCACGGTGCATGGGAGGTGCACGGGGGCTTCGATGGTGTCGGGATAGATGGCGATGAGAGGGTAGGTGTTGTGTGTGCTGGTGGTGTCGGCGCTGTCTGTGGATGCAGCGCAAGATGCAAGTGCGAGGATGGTGGGCAGGATGCGCATGGGGTCGGCCTTTTGATGCCCCCCCCGGGGGTGGGGTGGGGTGGGTAGGTGTGTTGTTGTCGCCCTGCGCACCCCCCAAAGGGTGGGAAAGGCAATTTCGGGCTATCCTGCTCGCCGAGGACACCGCCCATGCCGAGGCCGCCGAAGAAGCCGCTACCGCCGCCAGATCCCGACGTTGTCGCCCGCAAGGCCGCCAGGGCCCTCCGCCGATGCGCCATGCCCCCCGCCGAGCGGCTGGCCATCGACATCGCAGTCTGCGAGGAGCAGCTCGCCGACGCCCAATCCGTGGGCGACCTGGCGAGCGCGCACAAGTTTGTTTCGACCATCCTCCGCCTGCAGGCGGACCTGGCTCGCGTCCAGGCCCTGGCCGCGATCCCGCCCGGCGCCAGCCGGATCGACCGCCTCCGCATCACGATCGCCCTGGCCCGCGCCGATGCGAGCTGGACCGCCGTCCGCGACATGGAACACGACCTAAAGCTGGCCGAGCTCGAAGCCGAGGCCGCCCGCAACGCGATGGCCAGCGCCAGCCCAGAAGACATGAGCGCCGAGGAGTGGCGCCAGCGCGTGATCGCCGACGCCAAGGCCGCCCGGCTCCCCGACCTCGACCTCTACGTCGAGGAGTGGCTCGGCCGAACCGGCTACCGCCTTGGCCGCGACGACGCCGGCCGCCTCATCGTCGAGCAGGCCAAGCGGTGATCCCCGACGCCCTGCCCGCCGACCACGACGACGGCGAGGACGAGGCTCCCCTGCGCGCCCTCCTCGAAGACCAGCGCCTCAGCCGCTTCGCCATCCGCGGCGACCCGCCCGAACACCTGACCGACTGGCAACGGTTGGTCATCGCCAGCCCCCACAAGCACACCGTCGCTTGGGGGGCGAATGGCATCGGCAAAAGCCTTGTTATCGCCGAGATCACGCGCCGAGCCTTGGCTGGTCAACTGCATTGGCAGCGCGGCGCCGGGCCGCGGACGGTGATGCTCGTAGGCAACACCTGGCAGCAGCTCGGCTCCACGCTGGCCTACCTCTGGCGCTTTGTGGACAAGCGTTGGTTCCGGCCTGGCCTGCGCTTCGAAGGCGGGCGCGTGATGGGGCAGCGCCTCGCCGTCTTCGACATCGTCGCCGGCCCAGGCCGCGGCGGCGAGCTCCGCTGCGGCACCTTCCGCGCCGAGAACCTCGCCGGCCCACGCGCCGAAGTCGTAATCACGGACGAGCCGCTACCAGAAGATGTCTACAACGAGCTTTGGCCGCGCCTCTTGGGCCGCGCTGGCCGCCTATACCAGACCTTCACGCCCACGCTCGGCACAGAGGCAGACCTGGGCTACCTCTGGAAGCTCGTAGACGACCCAACCGTGCCATTCTGTGGCCAGATCCAGGGCGAGCTGACCCTCGACAACGTCACGCCCCGCCGCCCGCCTGGCTCGCTCCTGCCCGATCTGCCGTGGATCACCACCACCGAGATCGAGGAGCAGGTGGCCGGCCTCAGCGCGATGGAGGCCGACATGCGCCTCGGCCGGTCGCGCCACCCCCGCCTCGATTGCGCCTACTTCAGCGCCTGGGGCCCGCACCTCGTAGCGCCGACCAAAGGCAGCCCTGGCGCACGTCTCGCGGTCGGCATTGACCACGGTTCGGCCCCGGGTCGCCAACGCGCGACCCTCTCCGCCGTCTCCGGCCACGGCCTGCACGCCCGCGTCTACGCGCTCGGGCACTACCAGGGCGACGGTCGCACCGAGAGCCAGGACGACGCGCGCGGCATCTTGGAGCTACTCCGCGCGGCCGGCCTCTCCCTCGGAGACGTAGACCTCTGGGTGGGCGACCGCGCCCACGGCGGCGACCGTCGCGGCGGCTACAAGTCCAACCAGCGCCTGCAAGCCGCCATCGCCGAGGCCCTCGGCTACGACACCCGCACGCCCGGGTGGATGGCCAAGCTGCCCAAGGCGCTCCAGTACATTGAGACCCCCCGAAAGTACGCCCGCTCGCACCTCGAAGGCGCCGAGGTGCTGCACCGCTTGATGGTCGCCAAGCGGATCACCGTCGATCCGTCCTGCGCCCCGCTGATTCACGACATCGAACGGTGGCAAGGCGACCGCCTGGCGCCCGAAAAAGACGGCATCGACTCCCTCCGCTACGGCGTCGTCGGCCTGTTGGAGCAATCCTTGCGCCGTTGACGCCGTCCGCCGCGCGTGGTAGCCGGAAACATGCTCAATCCGTTCTCGCACAAGGGCTGGCAGCCGCGCACCGAGCGCGAACAGGTCGCCTTGGCCGTGCGGATCTATGAGAACAGGCACCACAGCGACCTCGAACAGCGCGCCCAGACCATGCTGGGCGAGCGGCGGGGCATCGTCGGCCCCGTCGACGTGACCCGCAACGCCCTGCGCGCCCAGGTCGACCGCGTGAACCGCGCCTACCTGCGCCCGCCCGCCTGCTCTGGGATCTCCGAGGCCCTCCTCGCCGCCTGTGACGACGCCAGCGCTACCACGCTGATCCGCCGCTACGGCCAGATCGGCGCCCTACCCCTGCCGTCCACGCTCCAGACCGCCGCCCGCGACGCCCTCGGCTACCGTCTCGCCGCTGGCTACTCCGCCGTCATGGTCGGCTGGGCCAGCCGCCGCCGTCGCGTCACCTTCACGCCGATCTCCCCCGCCGACATCGCCTGCGAATACGCCGGCGACGATCCCACCGTCCCGACAGTGATCGTGCACCATCGCCAGCGGTGGGACGGCGACCGCTTCGTGCAGACCCGTGAGATCTACGACCTCACAGACGAGGACAGGCCAGTCTACCGGGTAGAGCGCATCGACGACGGCAAAGACGTGACCCCCGCCGACGCGGGCGGGTGGCCTAAGGAGTGGCTTGACGCCAGCGGTCGCCCCCACCACCGGATCGTGGTCCTGGGCCAGCCAGGCCAGCCCTACGCAACGGCGGCCCTGGTTGAGGCTGCCTTGCGCTTTCCGATCATGTGGTCGCACTGGGGCGCCGCAATCATCGACGCCGGCCACCCCTTCCGCTACGCGATCGGCGCCACCCCCCGCGGCGCCGGCTCCGATGAGCGCTCCGGCCAGGTCGGCGCCCCCGGCGGCCCAGAAGCGATCCATATCTTCGACAACGCCGACCCTGAGCGCCCCGGCCTAGTCGGCCAACTCGGCCCCGGCTACGACCCCAAAATCACCGGCGAGGCCATCGCCGCCGCCGAGCTTGCCGCTTCCCTCTCCCTCGGCCTGCCCCTCCCCATGTCCAGCGTGGGCGGCGAGCCCACCGTCGCCGAGGAGGAGGCCGCCGAGCGCGCCGCCGCGCTGCACTACCCCGCCCTGCGCAGGTGGAACGCGGCCATCCTCTCCGTAGCCGAGAGCTACGCCGCCGTCGCCGAGCAGCGCCGCCCTATTGCGCTCTCCATCGGCGTGTTGTATGGGGATGAGGTCGAGGCCGCCCTCGAGGCCTTCGACCTCGCCCAGGCCGCCAAAGCCGCCGCCGCGCCGCCCGTAGACTCCTCAGAGGACACCCCCGATGCCTGACGCCCCCGGCACCGCCCAGACGCCCACCCAGCCCACCGCCCAGGCTCAGAGCGCGCCCGCGCCGGCCTCGGTCGACCTCGCCACCCTCAAGGCCCAGGTCGCCGCCGATCTGCGCCCGCAGATCCTTACCGAGGTCGACAGCACCCACAAGGCCACGCTCGCGAAGGCCCTCGGCGAGGTCCAGGCGACCCACGCGCGCGATCTGGCCCTCTCCGACGCCGGTGTCCGCGACCCCCTCGGCCGCGCGGCGGTCCTGGCCGCCTTTGATGCGACCCCCAAGGCTGATCGTGGTGAGGGCGGCGCCGCTGAGTGGTGGGGCCGTCAGGTCGCCGCACACAAGGCCCACGCCGAGGCGCCCGACAAGGCGCCCAAGCCGAGCATCCATCCGACGGTGCAGGCCTACCTCCCCGCGGTCACCCCCGCGACCCCCGCCGCCCCGGCCTCCCCCTTCGGCGGCCAGCGCGGCCCCGCTTCGGTGGACCGCGGCGCCGCCCCTCGGGGCGCGGCTTCGGCCCTCCCGACGCCGAAGCCCGGCACTACCATCAACGATTTCCTTGCCTCCCTCGCCCCCCGATAGGAGCCCGCCATGTCCGCAGGCCAGATCGTCCGCACCGCCGGCCTTGGCGATGCCCTTGTTGCAACCGCGACCAGCTCGATTCAAGTCGCCCTCGACCCCACCAACCTCAACGCCCAGATCACGGCACATCCGGTTGTGACTGCCATCCTGGCCCGGGATGAGGCGATGGGGAACATCCTGGGCGCACTCGGCGTCCAGATGAGCTTCGTTAACCTCGGCCAGTCCAAGATGGCCGCGACCTCCGAGGGCTCCGCGCCGTCCCTCACGACCATGCTGGTGAGCAACATCAGCCTCACCCCGGCGCGCTACGCGATGGCCCGCAACGCCACGGACTGGGCCCGCACGCACCTCGAGCCGCTCCTGAACGGCAGCATCGCCCCGAACGTCTACGCCCTGATGGTCTTTGACGCCCTGCGCGCCTGGATCAACACGATCGTCAACATGATCTGCGCGCTGGCGACCTCCGCCACCGGCTCGGCCGGCACCTCTGGCGGCCGCCTGACCTTTGCCGCGCTGACCGACATGGTCACCGACATGCAGGCCGGCGGCGGCGTGGGCGGGTCTGGTTTGATTTTGATGCTGCTCGACGCCAAGGGCGTGAAGGATCTCCAGTCGGACATCCTCAACCTTGGTGGCGCCGCGGCCCTTGCCCCGCAGATGCAGCAATTCCTCAACCGCGCGCCCAACTCCGGCTACATCGGTCGGATCCTCGACTGTGTCGACATCTACCTTTGCCCTGAGCTGGACACCGACAGCGGCGACACTCTCGGGATCGCCTTCACCGAGGAGGGCGTCCAGACGAAACATCAGCTTGTCTCGCTGCCCGCCGAGTCGATCCCTGTCGTCTCCGCCGGCTTCGTGACCGTCGAGGCGAACCGCGGCGCCGGCACCGGCGCCACCACCTTCACGACCACGACCCACGTCTCTGCCGGCATCCGGCAGCAGCAGGGTATCCGCAAGGTCATCTATTCCACCACCTGAGCAGACCACAGAAGACAGAGGACACCATGGCAATCCCAGGAAGCAAGGTCGAAGAGCCGGAAGAGCAGTTCGGGGCGGTCGGCTCTCCAGTCTTCAGCATGGACGGGGACGGCCTGATCGTCTCAACCCCAACCGTGCCGTGGACCTACATGGCCAATCCCGCCGTTTGGCAGCTTTGGCCCACGGGCGGCGTCTTCGTTCCGACGCTGTTGAAGGCGACCTGGGCGGCCGGTGTCAACGGGAACGGCGCCCGGATGGCGCACGGCGAGGGCTACATCGCCTCGATGCAGATCGACGGGTGGGTGGTGGTTCCACACCAGATCCCTGGCATGGTTGCGTTCGGCGAGCTCCGCCGCCCGACCCGTGACCAGCCATCCACCGTGCTGAACCGCTGGACGGTGCGCCGCCAGCGCGGCGCCGTCGAAGAGCAGCACTACACCAGCGCGTGGCGCCGCCCGATCCAGTACGGCCCGGTCACGCATTGGGAGCACGACACCGAGGGCGACCTCAAGAGCCGCCTCGCCATCGCCAAGACTGTCCTGCGCATGGACCCCAACAAGCTCCCCGACCCCATCGCCAACGCCGCCGCCCGCCCCGTGGAGTCGGCCATCACCGCCCTCCTGGCTCAGCAGACCTCCCCCGTCCGCGACGCCGAGCTGCGCCGCCTGTCTCGGCAACTCCCCGAATCCATCCTCGACCGCCACCCCTACCGGCGCACCCTCGCCGCCATGCTCAAGGACGACGAATGATCGCCTCCCTCGCCGGCGTCACCATCCTGCTTCGCCCCTCCGCGACCGCCCACGCCGAGGACGGCCTCCTGATCGTCGCCGCCGCCGGGGAGCCCAACCCCGGAACCGACACCAAGACCCCCACCGGGCAAGCGTTCGGCGCCGCCCAGCCCGTGCTGCGGATCAACACCTCCGCCGCCGCCGAGGGCGACATCCTCGCCTACTGGACCCCCGACGGCGGCGCGACGTGGTTCGAGGGCCCCGCGCTCGGCTCCGAGGTCACCTGATGGCCGCCCCCGCCACGCTGGCCCCCGCCTCTCGTCTGCCGCACCTGCTGGTGCGCGGCGAGGCCGCCAGCGTGGCGCTCCCCCTCCGCCACGGCAGCGCGGCAGCCCTGGTTGCCCCCTCTGGCGGCACCTGGGCCTTCGTTAAGCGGGACGACACCGAGCTTGCCGCCGGCTCTGTCACCATCGCCAGTTCCATCGCCACCGCGACGATCACCCCCGCCTCCTCGCTGGACCTGGGCAGCGGGTACGAGCTGCGCTGGGTGCTCACCATCGACGGCGCCCCCTGGCACCACCGCGCCCCGGCCTATGTCGTGCAGTGGGTTCCGCGCTGCTCCTGCACCGTCTCGGACCTATACGACAGGCTCCCAGAGTTGGCCTACCGCATCCCCCAAGCCCAGGCCGCGGCCGGCACCGGATGGCAGCCGCAGATCGATGCGGCCTACTCGGAGCTGCTCCAGACCTTGATTGACGCCGGCCAACGCCCCTGGGAGATCGTCGGCTGCGAGGGCTATTCGGCCTGGCTGGTCGCCCGCGCCCTTCAGCTCGCGATCGAGTCCATCCCCCGCGGGATCGACTCGACTTGGGCTGAGCACTCCAAGTCTGCCGCCTACAAGGTCCGCGACGCCGCCGGACAGATGAAGATCCAGCGCGACACCGGCCCCACCGCCGCCAGCCGCACCGGCCTCGGCGTGGTCCGCTTCTCCCCCGCCTACCGGGCCTCCTACTGATGGCCGCCCCGCTCACCCGCGCCGACTTAGAGGCGGTCCTGGCCTCCCTCCTCGCCGCCGTGACGAGCCTGGACGCCTCGGACTACACCGACACGCCCGGCGCCGGCTGGACCGCGTCACGAGGCCACGGCGGCGGCTCGGACCTCGCCGACCGCCCGCTACAGGTCTCCCTGGCCCTCGGCGACGGCGCGACCGGCCCGCGTCAAGGTGTTCGCCTCTTCGAGCACGCCCTGACCCTCTCCTGGCCGATGCGGCTCCGGCAGGGCGACGATCTCGGCTCCCAGGCCCAGACCCTCGCCGCCATCCTCGCCGCCGCCGGGGCCGTCCACGCCTGGGGCGACGCCGCCAGCGGCGCGCGTGCCCTTCCGGGCGGTTACAAGCTCTTCACCGTACCCGACGCCGCCGGATGGCTGCGCGTCGAGCTCTCTGTCTCTCTGCTTCTCCCCTGGAGGTGAACCCATGTCCGTGATCGGCATCTTCCGTGATGGGTCGCTGACCGCCACGGATGACAAGTCCGGTTCGCCCAACTCGGCGACCGTCAACTACTACAACGGCGACCTCAAGATCACCGGCCTTGTTCCCGGCGGCCGTGAGGTGATCGTCATCGAGGGGCCGGAGGGCCTGCGCTCCCTTCGGGCTGGCAAGCGCGTCTACCCGCAGCTCACCTTCTCGGGCGATCAGGCCGAGTTGATGCCCGACTTCGACAAGCTGGTTCAGGGCCAGACCAGCGGCTTTGTCTCGGTAACCTCCGACATTGGCGACCAGATCGCCACAGACATCGCATGGAGCGCAACCTACGGCACATCAACCCGTGAAGGCACCTTCGATGATTGCGTGCTGACCGGCATGGACATCGAAGAGGGCAGCCCAAGCAGAAAGTCGTACACCTTCACCTGTTACGGTCCGGTGACCCTGGGCGGTGAGACGATCATCGCCAGCCGCTGAGCCGGCCCCGCACACAGCAGAGGACGCCATGACCACCGACGCCCCCGTCGTCACCCTCCGAGGCCAGCCCTACACGCTGGTCAAACCCCGCCCCGTCCACGTCCAGATCCTCGGCGTGGACCTCACCGGCGCCCCCGTCGGTCAGTGGCTCGGCACCGTCGCCGCCGCGCTGCGCATGTGCTGGCCCCCCGGCGTGGCGTGGCCCGCCCGCATCCCGCCGCCAGACTACAAGCTCTCCCACCGCGTCGAAGACTGGGGCGCCGGCATCTATGACGGCCTCGTTGCCGCCGGTCTCTCCGAGGAGGAGGTCATCAACGCCGCGGCCGCGGCTCGCGCCTTCGCCATCGGTCTCCAAGTCACCCAGGCCGAGGTGACCGCGGCCAAGGGTTTCTCCGAGCCCCCGGTGGAAACGCCACCCGCTGGGGGCTGAGGCTGTCGAGGGAGTACGGCCAGCCCCCCGCGTGGTGGGCAGCCCTGGACACCGCTGAGCAGGCTGTGTTGATCGCGGATGCGCAGATGCGCGCGGAAGAGGAGGCGAAGCGATGATCACCGCACGAATCGACCTCTCCGCCCTGCGCGCCGCTGTCGGCACCGCCACCGATGGCGCCTCCGAGACCTTCTTCCGCGTGGCTGGCGGCAAGGCCCGCCAGATCGTGGCCGACGCGCGCCCGATGTGGCCGGTCCGCACCGGCCGATCTCGTGACGCCCTCTCGGTCTCCGAGCGGATCGAGGAGACCCGCCTAAGCGTGGTGATCGAGAACGACGCCACACCTGCCCGCGGGGGCAAGCCCTACGGCTACCTCGTGAAGTGGTCGCGCCTCACCGTGGCCCAGGTGGAGCAGAAGATCCAGGCCTACGGCGACAAGGCGAAGAGCCCTGAGCTACGCGCCGCCGCGATCGAGTACGGCCGGCGGATCGTCTACCGCCGCCACGGCAAGGGGGCGCCCCCTGGCTTCACCAGTCTCCGCCCCTGGGACACGCTGATCGCAAAGCCGGTCAAAGCGCACGCGCCCGCCGTAGCAGCCGAGGTGCAGACCGCCCTCGCCCGCCTCCGGGTGACCTGATGGCCTCCTCCGCCGTTTCGATCTCATTCCAGGCCGACATCGCCCCGATCCGCGCGGCGCTGTCGAGCATGGAGGGCCTCAGCGCCAAGGCCGCCAACGGGCTGATCTCCGACCTGCGCCGCTCCTACGCTGAGCAGGTCCGCGGGGCTGCAGCCGCGGCAAAGGCCGCCACGGTGGCGCGGCAGCAGGAAGCCGCGGCCACGTCTGCCGCGCTGGCCCGTGTCGCCGAAGAGGCCGAGCGCGTTCGTCTTGGCCCCGACGCATTCAGCGCCACCAAGGCGCTCCGAGAGCTTGACGCGCTCGAAGCCCGCCTCAAGGCCCTGGACGCCGCCGACGCCGCCGCGATGGCGAACATCGCCGCACGGCGCGGGCAGTTGCAGGGCGACCTCGCTCGGGCCGGCTCCACGTCGGGGGAGATGCAGGGGCCGGCGCAGGCCCCCGCCGCGCCATCCAGGGCGATGCAGGCGTACAACGCTGCTCTCGCAGACCTTGACCAGCACAGCCAGGCCGCCGCCGCCTCTCAGCGCGGCTTGCAGGGTGGGCTGCAGGCCGTCGCGATGCAGATGCCCGACGTAGTCGCGCAGCTCTCCGCGGGCGCTCCGCCGCTTCAGGTCCTTGTCCAGCAGGGGAGCCAGGTCGGGCAGCAGATGCTCGCGGCGTCCGGCTCTGTGGGTGGGCTCGCGGCAGCTCTGGCCCCGCTCGCGCCCCTGATCGCCGCTCTCGCTGTGGCGGTGGCCGGCGTCACCGCTGCCTATTCGGTCTGGGCCAACGCCACGGACGAGGCCGCCGACGCCAGCGGCCGGATCGAGGAGCGGATCGTCAAGGCTGACGCCGCCATCGTCCGGGCCCGCCAGTCGGTGGCCGGCCTCGCCCGTGAGTGGGCCGCCTACTCCCAGGCGACCCGCGAGGCCGCTGAGGACGTGCAGGTCCAGATCGGCGGCCTCTCCGGCGTCCGCCTCGAAGCCGAGCGCGCCGAGGCCGCCACCCGCAAACAGGCCGACGCCGCGGTCAAAGCCCAAGCCGACCTCGTGGCCAGCATCGGCCAGCGCATCGCCGCCGAGGAGCAGCTCCGCCTTTCGGGCCGCCTGACGATGTCCGCCGACATCGAATCGGCGCGCGTGCTCGGCGAGATGCGCGACGCCCACAAGGCCGCCACCGCGCGGCTCGGCGAGATGCGCGGCGCGCAAGATCAGGCCGGCCTCGCCGCCTACTCTCTCGCCGAGGCCCAGGCCGCCGAAGGCGAGGCCGCGAGGCGCGCCGCCGACGCCCAGCGCGGCCACACCAGCGCCCTGGACGCCACCCGCGAAGCCCTGCGCCGCCTCGCCGAGGCTGACTCCGACTACAAGGGCCGCGTAGACGAGCGCGCCGCCGCTGTCGCCGGCCTGCGCAGCATCATCGAAGGCGCCGGTCGCTTTGAAGAGTCCAGCATCGGCCGCATCATCCGAGAGCGCGATGAGCAGCTCGCCCAGATCGACGCCATGGCCGCCGCCTCTGGCCGCCTGGACCTCGCCGCCCAGGCCTCGGCCGACGTGCGCCTCGAAGCCGAGCGCAAGCTCGCCGTAGAGCTCGCCGCCATCGAGGCCGAGCGCGAATCCCGCGCCGCCGCCGCCGCTGAGCGAGAGATGCAGCGGGTAGAGCAGGTGCGCGCCCTCACTGTGCAGGGCGCCTCCCAAATGTTCGGCGGCCTCGCCTCCTCCGCGCAGATGGCCGCCGATCTGGCCGCCTCCTCCTCCGAGGCAGCCGCCCGCCGCGCCTTCGTGGCCTACAAGGCTCTCGCCATCGCCCAGGCCACGATCGACGCCCTCGCCGCCGCAGCCCGCGCCGGCCGAGACTACCCCTTTCCCCTCTCGGTCGGCGTCGCCGCCGCCGCCTACGCCACCGGCGCCGCCCGCGTCGCGACGATCGCCGCCACCGAGCCCTCCTTCCACGTCGGCGGCATGGTGAGCGACCCCCCGACCGCCCCCGACGAGGTCCGGGCGAAGCTCACCCGCGGCGAGGGCGTGCTCACCGCTCGCGGCGTGGCCAGCGTCGGCGGCCCGGATGGCTTGGCGAAGCTCAACCGGGGCGATCCTGCAGCCCGCCCTGCCCCCGTGGCGGTCCTGGTCCCCCCTGACGCCCCTTCGCGTCTGTTTCGCGACGCCGTCGCCACCCGCGAAGGGCGCACCCTCGCCCGCCGGGCTACGCGCGACTTCTCCAAGGTGGCATGGTGAGCAGCTACACCCTCCCCCGCGCGCCCGTGCTGATCGTCGGCGACCCCCGCCTGCGCGACCCGTCGACCGCGCTGTGGCCTACGCAGTCGAGCTACTCCCAGGCCGGCCCGGTGCCCGCCGTCGCCGACACGTCGAGCGCCCTGCTCACCGTCGAGGCCGGCGGCACCGTCGAGGAGCCCGGCCAGGATGTGGAGGTCCAGGTCCTGCGCGGCGGCCAGCCCGGCCGCACCACCAAGGCCGCCACCTTCGCCCACCGCATCGCCGGCGGCACCTGGCGCGGCCAGGATCTGCCCTCCGCCCTGGCTGGCATCCAACGCATCGAGGAGACCACCGGCGGCGCCGCGACCTTCACGACCCCCTCGATCGTCTCCCTCCCCTCTGGCGTGGCGCTCCTCGCCTACGCAGTCGCCGGCACCGGCGACGACGGGATCGCCGTCCGCCGCCTCGCCCCGGGTGACACCGAGTGGGGCGCCCGCGTGCTGGTGCACGACGACGCCGCCGACGTGGCGAGTCAGTACCCGGTGCTCACCGTGGCCGGCGCCGCCGTGCTCCTCCTGGCCTGGGTAGCCTCCGCCGACGCCTCGACGTGGCACCTGCGCACCTGGGTCTCCCACGACGAGGGGCAGACCTGGGTTATCCTCGGCGCCTACGCGACCGCCGAGACAGACATCGCCACCCTCGGCGCCCTCCGCCCCCGCCGCATCGCCGCCGCCTACCACGCCGGCCAGCTCCTCGTGCTGGCGCACCTCTACCGCCCTGGCGCGACCTACAAAGACACCCTGCGCCAGTACGCCAGCGGCGACCTCGGCGCCTCTTTCGCCGTCGTCTACACCCAGGCCGGCACAACCTACGACGACTCCGGCGGCTACCCGGCCGCCGTCACCGTCGCCGGCGCCCTGCTTATCCTCTGGGCCCGCTCGGCAAACTCCGGCGCCGCTGGCTCCTGGGTCCGCGCCCGCCTCGGCTCGGCCTTCCAGTCGATCGCCGCCGCCGACACCTACGGCGGCGAGGCCTGGGACGGGCAAGCCGTCGACGTGACCGCCTCCGCCATCGTTGACGCCGACCTCGCCGCCTGCGTAGACGACGCGGGCCTGCTGTGGCTGCACTGGCGCTACGCCGATCCCGCCTCTGGCTCTGCCCAGCGGTGCGGCGTGGTGGTCTCCGGCGACGGCGGTCGCACCACCGAGCCCGTCGGCGTCGACCCAACCGACCCGACCGATCCCGCGCAGTCGACGACGTGGTGGTCATCCGCGCCGCCCGGCACCTCCTCGGACGCCTACCCCACCCGCCTCGCCACCTGCTACCACCGCGGCCGAGTGCTCCTCGCCGCCGCGCACACCGCCGCCGCCTCTGCTCTGGACCTGTCGATCGACGTGTGGACCCTCGGTGGATGGAGCTCCACCACGCTCCCCCCGACGCGCCGCGGCTCCCTCCTCGGTGACCGGGCCTCTTGGTGGCACACCTGGGCCCCAATCGAGCGCCCCGACGATCTGGCCAGCACCTACACCACCACCACGTCGGGCACGTCTACCGCTGCCCTCTCCGGCGGCGCCCTCCAGATCACCACGTCGGCCGCCGGCGGCGCGCGCTACTACACCGAGCCCCCCTTCCTCGCCGGCGACCCAACCCACCTGATCGCCGAGGCCGCCGTCACCGCCACCGCCGGCGGCTCCCTCCTCAGCGCCGCCATCGCCCTGCGCCTGCGCGTCTCCGACGGCGCCACCTACGGCGCCGAGATCGAGCTGCGCTTTACGTCCACCGCGATCCGCGTCTACGACCTCGTAGCCGGCGCCGCCCTGGCCACCGTCTCGGGCCTCTCCGCCGCCCCCCGCGCCGTTCGGATCGGCCTCTCCGCCACCGGCCTCCGCGTCTACCACCGCGACCACGCGCCCCTCGATGAGGCCCGCGATTGGACCCTCACCGCCAGCGCCATCCCCGACGACGACGGCGGCGCGGGCGGCGCGTCCGCCGTGACTTGGGGCACCCTCGCCAGCGCCGCCAATGTCGCCGCCTCCTGGCACCACGTCGCGTGGTCGCCCGGCGACACCGGCGGAGACCACGCCGCCGGTGTGGGGCCGTCCCGCTGGGACGCATGGGACGCCAGCGCCGCCCCCGCGGGCCTTCAGGGGGCGCCCCTCTCCACCGCCCCCTGCTACGTCGCCGCCGGCCTCACGCTCCGAGGCCGCACCGGCCCGGCCGCTGTCGGCGACACCGCGACCCTCTCCACGGCCTACCAGTGGCCGATCGAGCGCCTCTTCGCCGCCCGGTCCCGCTCTCCCCGGTCCCCGTGGCGCTCTGCCGATGAGCAGGAGCAGCAGATCGCGCTGCGCCTCACCGCGACCCCCGCCACCCTCGCCGCCGGCGCCTCCCTCTCCCCGCTCCTCGGCCTGGTCATCCGCGGCGCCAACTGGCGCACCGGCAAGCTCCAGCGGTGGACCGGCTCCGCGTGGTCTGATGTTGTGTCCATCGACCTCGCCGGCCCGCTCGGCGCCATCACCTACTCGCGCACCGGCGACACCGCGCGCCCCTCTTCGTCGGCCACGTCCGCCGGCTACCTCCTCGAGGGCGAGCTCGTCGGCGCCACCTGGGCCGCAGGATCGACCCGCCGCCGCATCCTCGCCCAGGCAGAGGGCGCGTGGGAGGGCTCGGCCTCCTGGGATGGCCCGCGGGCGGTCCTGGCCCTGTCTGGCGCCGCCCCTACCGATCCCTCAAGCGGAACCGCCGCCGTCTGGCGCACCGACGCCGCGATCCTCTTCGCCTCCCCCGCTGCGGCTGGCGGCTGGCGCCTCATCGTCGACGCCCAAGCAACCGTCGACGGCTACCTCCAGATCGGGTCTCTCCTCCTCGGCCCCGCGTGGCCCGCCGCCGCCCTGCCCGACTGGGCCACCCAGGATGAGTTGAGCCCCGGCCGCCGGCGCCGTGTCCGCGACGACGGTAGCGCCGTCGTCTACGGCTCTGCCCCGCCAGCCCGTGAGGTCTCCCTCGCCTGGACTGACGGCGTAGACGAGTCCGGCGCCATGGACGGCGACGCCCCCGCGTGGCTCCTCTGGGGCTCCGACCCCGTGAGCGCCCGCGCCGCGTGGCTCCGGCGCCTGCGCTCCCTGACCCGTGAGCACGACGGCCAGCCCGTGGCGCTGGTCTCCGCCGTGACCGACGCGACCCCGCAGACCGTCACCGCCCGCGCCGACCTCGTAGTGGGCACCTTGACCAGCCCGCACCGGCTGGAGGGCGTCGTCGGCGACTACGCCCGCTCCCAGGTGCAGCGCCTCGCAGCCCTCACCGTCTCCGAGGATGTCTGATGACCGTCTCCGCCGAGTGGCTGATCCGCGTCGACTGGGCCGGCCGCCAGTGGTGGGCGTCGACGATCCCGATGGATGTCGCCGTCGACGGCGTCGACGTGTCCGCCGATGGTGGCGCAGAGGTGCGCTACTCCGAGCGCCTCGCCCGCCTGTCCCTGGACGGCCCCGACCTCGGCGCCTCCTTCGAGGCCGACTTCGCCGACGTGGATTGGGCCGCGATCCGCGCCGCCGGCCACCGCTGGCGCACCGCGACCGCCGCGCTCTACCTCGTGATCGTCGACGACGGCACGCCCGGCGACCCGATCGAGCTCGTCGCCGGCCGCCTGGAGTCTGTGGAGTACGGCGACCCCGACGCCCCGCCCGGCGCCCTCCGAGCCCAGATCCGCGCCGGCCGCCTCACCGACACCGCCCGCCTCCTCCCCGCCGGCTCCGAGCTCTCCGCCGACGCCTGGCCGCTCCTCGCCACCCCATCCTCGGCGCCGACGCTCTCCTCGGTCGCCGGCAAGGCCCCCGCCCTTATCGCCGGCCGCCCCGGGCTAATCGCCGGCGCCCCCGTCGCCGCGGCCCCCGCCTACCCCGTGGAGTGGGCCCTCGGCCCGGTCGCCACTCGCCTCGTCTTGGCCTGCGAGCGGCTGACCGAAGGGCAGATTTGGCTCACCGATGGGAGCGGCGAGTGGCGCCTTGAGCCAGTCGAGCACGTCGCCGACGCCGAGGGCCGCACCTGGCCCACCGTCGACGCCACCGGCATCGCCACCGGCTCCCAGCCCCATCTGGCCCGCGCCGTCGGCACACAGTGGTGGTGGGCTTCATCCTCGGCGACGGGCCCGGGCTCGCTGGCGGTGTCCTCTGCCCGGCCGGGCTTGGGCTCCGTCGCCCTTGCCCTCCTCGGCCGCTCCTCGCTCTCCATCGACCGCCAGCGCATGGCCGCCGCCCTACCCGCCCTCGATGAGATCGAGGTGGGGCTCGTCATCCAAGACGCCGACGCCAGCCCCCTTGAGGTGGTGCAGGACCTGCTGACCCTCTACCCCTGCACGCTGGCCAGATCTGCCCAAGGTCTCTACGTCATCCCCCACGCGCAACCCATCCCCGCCGCCTGCCCCTGGGCCTTGGTTGACGGCATCGACGTGCAGCGCGTCGGCCCCGTCGACGTGGAGGCCATCCGCCCGCCCGCCTCTGTCGGGGTGCGGTGGGGCCCCTCGCACGCCGCCGACACCCGCACCCGCGCCGTCCGCATCGACGCCGACACCCCCGCCCTCGGCCTGGACATCGACCCCGACGGCGAGGCCATCACCATCGACGCCCCCGCCATCTGGGACGAGGCCAGCGCGTGGCAGGTCGCCCTCCTCGCCGTCCAGGCCCACCCCCTTGAGCGAGAGGTCGTCACCCTCGAAGCCGCGCCCGCCTACTACCGCGTAGCGCTCGGCGACTGGGTAGCCCTGGCCTCCGAGTCCCTCGGCCGCGACGTGGTGGGGCAGGTGGTGGCCCGCGCCTGGGTTGACGGTGCGTGGCGTCTTACCCTCGCCATTGACGACGCCCCGGGATAGCACCCCTCCGAGGAGCCTGCCCATGGCCATGTCTGCCGCCGTCTCGGTCACCCGCCTACCCCCCTCCTCCCCGCCGCACTGGCGGATCGTGGTGGCCGCGACCGGCGTAGGCCCCTCCGACGTGATCGAGCTGGTCGACGACGACACCGGCGCCCGCCCGGACCCCGCCGGCCGCCTCGTGCTGACGGCCCTGAAGGTGAGCGCCGGCGCAGGCGGCGCCACCGAGGCCGCCCCCGTGCTGGCCACCGTCAACGCCTCCCCGGGTCTGGCTACCACCGTCGCCACCTTCGACCCGATCGCCGACGGATCCCAGACCTCCGAGGCCCACGCCACGCCCATCCCCTACGCCATCCACCCCGACGGCCCGCTCTACCTGCA